CGTTAGCATAAAAATTATTTGTTATGCTAACGGTTATATCATATACTTCATGTTTATTTGTAATTTTTTCTATTTTAAGCATGTCTGCCTCTTCTAAATCCTTTTTTAATGTATAAATCTAATTCATTTTTGTTTATATATTTGCTAATACTACCATCGGTGACCCATGCCTTTGATTTACTGCATTCTCTGAGCTTTTGTTTATGGTCTTCACTTTTTCGATGTTTGGCGTATGTTAGATTAGTTTTTTCTTGAACTCGTTTTGCGAAATTATCATACTTTCCACCAAAACGATTTTTAGAGAAAGTTTGCGGGTATCCATTCTCTTTAGCAAATCTTGCCCATACTTTGCTACCTGCGATGTATCCAATAGATTTAAAATATTCGCATGCTATGTCTACTAGTTCTTGATCTGAGAACCCGGAAAAATTTGGATTATCCGAATGTTGTGTTCTAACCTTGATACTCTCTTTCCACTTATTCATTTTGTCTTTTGGAACTACAAACCCTCCAGTACCACCTGAAGATATATTATATAAAGTATTAGTATCGGAATATTCCATTATAAGTTTTTTCTCACATTCTAATGCTTCTTTCTTGTTGGTGAATGACTTTAGCTGAATACATGAAAAATTAGTTATGCCATGTTTTCTTATAGCTCTGTATAGATACGAATCAATTCCATGTGCAGCATTTAGTGCATGTTTTTTAAACCTTTCTATAACGGACTTGGATGTATAACCAAAATATACATTTTTGTTTATATTGTTAGTTATTTTATAAACTTTATAGATTTTGTCCATAGAAAAATTTCTCAAATTATTTCTATATTTATTATAATGAAATTTTTTTACCAACATTTCATTGTATATCCAAAATATCGTCTTGCATTAATTTTGCAGCTTCCACATATCCTCTATTTACGGTGAACACTTTATGTTCTGGTGTGCAAATAATACTTTTACCAGACTTTTCATCAGTTATTTTTATAACATCAGCACTAGGATTTGTAAGTGCTGAATTTTGAATTGAAGAAAATACTATTTCTCCAGTATGTATGTTTTTCGATAATACTGAAAGTTGCTTGCCATGATTAAATAAATCATTAACTTCCTCCATAGTTATGTCTACTGGACTAGAGTTATCTATAGTTACAGTAACTATAGTTTGCCCATCCAAGCATAAATTACTAGTTGTTACTGGAACTTTAAATGGCTTGAATTTATTGGCATTTTCCGTATTAAAAATATAAATGCGGCCAGTTTCTTTTCTTTCTGTCATAAGTGCGGTAAACAATTGTACCGAGTCTACAGTTTTCTTAAATAAGGAATCATCCTTCTCATATTTTTCATATAATTCGGCGAACTTATCGGAATCCGAATAAAAAGCATCGTATAAGTCCGGTACTTGATTTGGAGAAAATAATGTTATTGGCTTTTTTTGTATGAATCTATTGTATAGATAATTATTGATTTCTATACTATAATCCATCTTTCGCACTCTGGAGTCGGGAGTTCCTTTATTATTTTTCAAGACTAAAAGATCTTCTATTTCTTTATGCCATAAAAGTAAATGAACGGTCATTGATCCGCCACGGACGCCGCCCTGTGAACAAGATTTAAGCGCGCCTTCATACATGCGTAAAAATGGCACAACTCCGGTATGCTTAATACCCTTTTCCTTTCCTACTGGCGATCCTTCGGCGCGTATTCGTGTTGCATCTAATCCTATTCCAGCCTTTTTAGCAACATATTTAACAATCGCGCCAGATCCGGCAATTAAAGAATCAAGGGAGTCACCAACAGATATAACGGTGCAACTGGAAAACTGCTTTGTGGGTGTTCGCAAGCCTGCCATAATCGGAGTAGGTAGACTAATGTTCCACTGAGAGAAATCATTATACAAGCTCTTGATTTTCTTCATATTTTTTTCTTGCATGCATGTTGTCGCAGCAATTAGCATATAAGTTATTTGTGGAGTTTCAAGCGGTTTAATATCTTTAAGAGATCTGTCTCTAACACAATATTTGTCAATATATTCACGTAAGCCAACATATGCGAATTTAAAGTCCCTATCATGGTCGATGTAGTGATTTAATACATTCCAATCATCCTTTGAATAGGCTTCTAATAATTCTTGCGTATAGAATCCCAATTCCACCATTTTAACTACATGATCATAAATGTGAATAGGTTCTGAGCTTCCCCATACATCCTTTCTTAAATTATAATTAAGTAAATTTGCCGCAACATACTGATAATTAGGCGATGTTTCAGAGATCAAATCTGCGGATGATTTGACCAATGCCTCTGTTATCTCTGCTGTAGAAATGTTTTGATAGAAATTTAAATGTGTTTTCATTTCAATATCGGAAACAGATACTCCAGTAATTCCCATGCATGCTCTTTCTACTATGGTATGGATTTTTTCCAAATCAAAAAGTTCTTTGCTTCCATTCCGCTTTGTAACAAAAAGTCCGTTTAAATCTTTAGTCATTTTTTCCTCTTCTAAGTCTATTTTGGGTAATTTTTATTTACTTTTAATATGTGCTTTTTCAAAAAATCTAGAATTTTTAAACACTTATTTTACAGTTGGCTATCAAGATCAAAAAGAGATTTTTTGACAGCATAATAATACGGTATATTATAAAATATGATTTCCGAACTTTTAGAGAACGCCTCAGCCAAATCCTCCGATTTATATGAGAGTTTGATTGTGTTATAGAATATATCTCGTCTAGATGATCCCATATCAGCCAATTGATCTAATAAATCATTGTATTGCTCTAAAGAATAATCTATAATAGGGTTATAGATAAATTTATACCCGTTTATAGGGAAAACGTAATATAGTTCATGCGATTCATTAAGATAAGTTAAATTTTTATTATTTGTATACGCAATGAGACACCTCTGTAGAAGTTTTTGGTATTCGGAAGAGAATACATTATTGAACTCTTCTTGGTATTCTTCTTTTATCTTCTTATGTCTAATCTTAACCTTAATTATAGACGATTTATTCTTATGTAATGGTTTACATAAGAGCCCGTCCGGCTTATTTTTCAAGAAATCACTGCATTCTAGTTTAATTTGTTCAGGTATCATTTTTAGTAATAAATATCGTAAGGAATATATGTTATCATAATGCAAAAAATAATTCAACGTCTTTCAGATAAGCTGGCAGGAAAAAAGGTATTTATAATAGGCGGCGGCGCGTCGTTGAAAAACTTTGATTTCTCGATACTGCAAGGTAATACTATAATAGTACTAAATTCATCTTTTTTAGATGTACCATTTGCGGATATTTTAATTTGGTCTGATGAAAGTTTTGCAAATAATTTTCATAATGGCATCGAAAAGTTTTCTTCTGATCTTAAATTTTATCCAAGAAAAAATTGTTTAAACTTAATAGAAAAAAATTATAAAGGATTTTGCGGTGCTTACTTTTTAAATAAAGTTTCTGATTTTGATTTAGATTTTTCTCATCAATTGAATGTTTCGGGAAATAATTCAGGTGCTATAGCTCTTAGCCTGTGTGCAAACTTTAAAGCCAAATCTATTTACTTGTTAGGATTTGATATGAAGAGATCTTTAAATAAAAAAACTCACTACCACAACAGAAATCAATTAGCCGTCCCAGACTCTGTATATTCGGATTTGTTTATTCCTTGCATGGAAAGTTTAGCAAAACAGATGTCCAGATTAAATATTGAAGTTATAAATTTCAACTCGGATACTGCTCTTAAATGTTTTCCGATTAAAAGCTATGCAGCCATTAAGGATTTTATATGAAAGGAATTAAATGGACAGAAATTCTCCCAAATTCTAAAGCTAAAAGAACAATTATAGTCGGCAGTGGAACCAGTCTTTCCGGTTTCAATTTTGGTGAGTTAAATCTTCTCAATTGCTTTATAATCGCAGTTAACGGTGCTGGCAACTCTTTGCCTATGGCGAATGCATGGTTTACCTTAGATCCGTGGGGTCTAAATGGCCCACAGTTGCCTAAGAAATTCTATGGTAAAATGTATGCTGCGGTTCCAGATGACTATGGTACGCCCAGTGCCAGATGTCCCGCTCACAGGGTAACACCAGATAGAAGAATTTTGTTTTTGCATAGATTGATGTCGCATAATTATGTTGATATATCATCTGATAGTGCGTTTAAATTAAGATTATCAGAAGATCGCTCATGTATAAGCACAGGAAATTCTGGATATGGTGCATTAAACTTGGCATATCATTTACATGCTGAAAAAATTCTTTTACTTGGTATAGATGGCGGATCTGGATATTATTACAATAGTACTCAAAGAACCAGACCTTTAAACTCTTTGCCCAAATTATTTGAGTCGGCAAAAGAACAGTTAGATAAACGAGGTACTAAAGTTTTCAACGGAAGCCCAAATAGTTCCGTAAAATGTTTTGATCGAGGCACAATTGAACAAGGATTATCATGGATAATATCATAAAATTTACTAAACATCTGCAGTCTCTGAATAAATCCGATGGATATATAATCGATGCTGGCTGTTTTAGTATTAGACATACTATTACTGCTTTACTGCACTCTATAAACAGCAGAAACAATTTTATTGGTTATTGTAACGTCGATGGCGTACAATCTATAACTCCTAGTGATAAAAATGCAGATAATACATATACTTTTAAAAATGGGCACAAAAAATCTGATTATAATTTGTTGGTAAACAATATAGAAAAAGCCACAAAAAAGCCATTACAAAAAAATATGATATTCACAAATAAAACTATTTTTTTAGATAAGATAAAAAAACTAGACAATGCCATAAACTTTATAATAATAGATTTTGCTACATATTTTGATAATAGAGATATTCTCAGTCTATTATGGACCAGAATGGCTTATGGTGGAGTAATTTTTTTCAGAAACTACTCTCCGATTTATGCTGGTGCAGTTAAAGCTTTGAATGAATTTATGTACGAGCATAGTGATGAAATCATATCATCTAGGCAAATGATGGTTAACGGTAATAAAGAATCCGATTTAGTGATTAAATGTTTTAATCCAATGTTTAAACCAGAAAGCCCCCAAGGCGAAAGTTCGCAAGATAGAACTGTTAACGTATTTTCTGTATTGAAAACTGGAGGACTATATAATGCAGAATATGTTAACAAGCTGGCCTCCGGCATCAAATCCAATACTTCATATAAAGTTTGTTTTTCATGTTTAACAGATAATCCAAATGGATTAGATACCTCTCTTGTTGATAAAATAATTCCTCTAAAGCACAATTTCCCTAAATGGTGGAGTAAAATTGAACTCTTTAATCCAGAAATAACAACAGATGATCAAAATTTCTTCTTCGATTTGGATACTATAATAGTAGGCAATCTTGACGAAATTTTTGATTTTTCGGAAGGGTTTTGTGGGCTGCGAGATTTTTATCATCTAGTAAATTTAGGAAGCGGAGTTTTGAGTTGGAAGACTGATCATAACTCTATAAAAATTTATAGAGATTTCTTGAAAAAATCTGATTACATAATTAAGCACTATTCCGAAGGGGATCAAAGGTGGATTGAAGAAATCATTTCAAATAAAAATTTATTATACTGGCAAGATTATTTTCCGAAAAAATTTATATCTTTTAAAAAGGATTGTTTAAAGCCAGACTCCAGTATAGAAATACCACAAAATTCTTCCGTTCTGTGTTTTCATGGAGAGCCACGTATACATATTTTGGCTAAAAGTAACACTTTAATAAGTAGCATATGGAAATAAATAAGCTAATATACTATGGATATTAAGAACTAATGGCAACAGTTACATATAAATGTGATACATGTAAAAGAAGCATCGATTTAATAGAAAACAAGAATGGCCTTACGCAATTTTCTAAATGTGTAATTACTACTGGATGCCGAGGCAAATTATATAAAACAGGATATAATCCGGACAATGTTAGAGAATCTAATTTACCGTATATTCCGGGGTTACAAAACTATCAAAAAAGAAAAGCATTTTTTTCATATACTCAAACGATAGAAAAGACCGAATGGAAAATCAATCATAATATGGGGGTAGCTCCCGCTGTAACAGTATATGAAGATATTTCTGGAAATTTAATTGAAGTCGGACAAAAAGAATATTCGGTAATTATAGTAGATAGAAACAATATCATACTTAAATTTAATACTCAAAAGAAAGGACTCGTACATTTAATTGCGCGAACAACAGATTCTACCATAACTTTTCCCACCGATTCCGAAAATCAATTCATTATAACAAATCAAGGGGTTTTTACCTTTGCTATACCCGTTTATATAACTATAGACGAAGGAGTGGACAATCCGGATTCTGAAGTTACCCCCCCAGCTTTACCTTTTTTTACGTGCAATTCGAATAATAAAGTATATATTGAAGTTGAGCTGACTATACCAAATTCCGAAACAGTTTTTTGTATAGAAGAGCTTGATTCTATCATTGATTCAAGATCCGCATGGAATACGTGGAATACTATAATAATTAATAATAGAAAAAAATATTGTGTAAAAACTATAAACATATTAAATTTTAAATCGTTTGGTAACCCTGATATAAAAATTGATGAAATTCCTTTTGGAACTACGGTTAAAATAACTAGAATAGATTATGGAACGGGAAAGCTTGTAGATTTGCCATCAAGAGGGTTACTGTCTTTGTTGACAGCATCACCCTATACCCCGTTTGATAAAATTAAAGATAGAGTGCTAGATGTTGGCGAAACATTTAAGTTAAGTAATGTAGTATTTGTATTTAATGGAGAAGAATTCCAAATATCGGAAAGTTTTGTAGAAAAAATATATCCTGAAATTTCAAAAGTTAATATAGTTGAACCGTCTCCACCTTCAATTATTCCAAGTCCATAAAATAAATAATCTATACAAAAATAAATAAAGTCTATGAATATAACTTTTAAAAACGGATTTTCGACAACTAATTCTATTAGTGACTTTTTGGTAAAGAAACAAAATAAAGTTTTTATTAATGCATACAAAAATAATGTTTTTGTAAATTTTTTGCATGGTAGACAGCAGTTTCTATTGATAGAAAAGCAGTCGAATGAATCTCATTGGACTCTCCCAAATGTTTCTCAGAGAATATGGATTTATTGGGAATTAAATTTGAAAAATTTAAAATTTGAATATAATTACACCTTATCCGATCCGTTTGTTTCTCTGAAAAGCAAAAGTTTTCCAAAAAACCCGAAATCTAATCAGATTATATTTAACACAAAGCAAAATAAATTTTTTAAATTCCAAAATTCAAAATGGAATGAAACATGTATAGTTTTCTGCGCAAACATTTTAAACAATAAAATTGAATATGTTAACCAAAATGATCAGATTGGCTTATATGACAAACTTAATTATACTGGATCTTTTATTTTTTCTGCAGATAATTTAAATATTGCATCAGAAACTAAAATATTTAAAACGGATACGAATTTTATTATAGACGGGTGTGCTTTTTCATTTCTAAATAAAGCTAGATTTTATAAAGCTAAAGTTCCCATAAATTTTTTAGATCCAATCAATATAATAAACGATGAAGTTGTTTTGGCGGATTCCAATGATATTCTAAAAGAATGTCATGGTTTGGCAGCAAATGCGTGTGCTAAGGGTGATTTGTGTTATGTCGCATTCAACGGTGTTTTAAATTCAAATTCCTTAAATTTAAATATGCCCGAGATTTGGTTGGGGAATAATGGGCAGTTAACCAAATTTCCTAGCATAAAAAATAAATTTAATCAATATTTGGGTAAAATTTTATCAGAAAATTATATTTTGATAGATATACGCCAGCCGGTGTATAATACTAATGGAATCCTTTCTATAACTCCAACAATCACCCCGACTCCATCTATAACCCCATCTATAACCCCATCTATAACACCGTCCGTCACAGTGACTCCATCTATAACACCATCTATAACACCATCTATAACACCATCTATAACACCATCTATAACCCCATCTGTCACAGTGACTCCAACCATCACACCTTCTATAACTCCATCTATAATCCCATCTGTCACAGTGACTCCATCTATAACCCCATCTATAACACCGTCCGTCACAGTGACTCCATCTATAACCCCATCTATAACACCGTCCGTCACAGTGACTCCAACCATCACACCTTCTATAACACCGTCCGTCACAGTGACTCCATCTATAACCCCATCTATAACACCGTCCGTCACAGTGACTCCAACCATCACACCTTCTATAACACCATCTATAACTCCATCTATAACACCATCTGCCACTGTCATTCCAACAGTGACTCCAACAATGACTCCAACAATTACTCCATCTATAACACCATCTGTCACCGTCACTCCAACAGTGACTCCATCGGCGTCCCCAGATGCAGATCCATTTATCGATAATGTGATATCTTTGCTGCACTTTGACGGAGCGGATGCAAGTACTACGATGGTTGATGAGATACCCGCCCGCACGTGGGGAGTGGCGAACGACGCACATCTGGACACTGCCGAGAAAAAGTTTGGAACAGCCTCTCTCTACCTAGACGGAACCGATGACTACATAACGGCTGACAGCGCGTTACTCAACGACGAGGATTTCACTATTGAGATGTGGTTCTACCCACAGAGATACCACACTACTGACGGTTGGGGGTTTTACCTGTACAGCCAGTACCACTTTGGAGAGTCGGGCTTCGCAGGGCGGTTCTTGTTTGGTATGCCTGAGTCTATCGCCCCCAGCGTACAGAAGCTGATAGCATTTCACCCCACGATGGGCGTGATAGGTAGTACAACTACCGTGACTCTTAATGAGTGGCATCACGCGGCTGTCACACGTTCTGGTTCTACCGTTCGCATATTCTTGGACGGTAATCTAGAGGCTACAGGGAATATCAGTACGGGCACGCTACAAGGCACACGTTCTAGGATTGGCACTGCGATTTATTCAGGCGTTCCGCAGGGCAATGTTCAGGGCTGGATAGACGACATCCGAATCACTCGCGGCGTAGCCCGCTACACCGCCAACTTCACACCACCTAGCGCACCGTTCCCTAACCCTATATGACAGTTTAATTAATTTGAATATAAAATAAAATTTTTAAACTAAATATAAAGAACAATACATTCAAATACACTGAATGTATTGTTCATTTTATAATTAATAAATAATGTTATATAGATTTTTGTTAAATGTATTATTTACTCAGTTGTTAGTTTTTGAGTAATATTTCTCTACCATCTTCACATCTAAGTTTACTGACTCGGCCTATTATATTAACAAAATATATTTTAGGTTTGGAATCTACGCATAACTGCCTAAAAGTTTCTGTATTTTCATAATACACCGGATATTCTATATCTATACACATTAATCCAGATAGAACAAATCCAACTAAAAAGTAAAAAACTTTCTCTCTTTGTTTTTGTGGAAAAATTTTAAGAATATCTGTCATACGGCCATCGGTGGTTTGTTTTTATAATCCGGCCAAGAAACATAATTAATTAGTTCTATATCGGAAAATTCAAGATTTAATATATCATCCAAACTATTAAGATCTTTGTTAATATTTATCATTGGGGCTTTAAATGGCTCTCTGTATGATTGATTTTCTGCAATTTCAAGCTGATTTGAATACAGGTGGGCATCTCCGCAAGAATAACACAAAATTCCCGGTTCTATTTTTAAATATTTTGCAAATATGTGATTAAGCAACGCATAAGACATAAAGTTGTAAGGGGCACCGTATAATACATCATTTGAGCGCATGTAAAATAGAGAATTTAGCTTTCCATTAATTACCTGATATTGATTTAATATATGGCACGGCGGTAACGCAGCCTCGCTTAATTGAACAGGATTCCACGCAGAAACAATATGTCGCCTGCTATTTGGATTGTCTTTAAGCTCTTTAATCAAATTGGCTATCTGGTCAACTCCGGGATTGTTTTCGTCTTTTCCGAAAGATCGCCATTGATATGAGTATCCCTTACCCATATCACCTTCTGGTAAATCTGTTAGTCCAACAGAATCAAGAAACTCTCTGCTAGTATTTCCTTTCCATATGTTTATTTTTTTATCTTCTAAAATTTTAGTGTTAGTTTGTCCGCGTAGAAAAAACATTGTTTCTTCAAATGCAATACGTAAGGATACTTTTCTGGTAGTAATTATTGGAAAGCCCTTACTTAATGGAACTCTTATGAAATAACCAAATAAGGACCGGCTTCCGATTCCGGTCCTATCTGCTTTATCTTCTCCAAATAATAAAATGTCTCGTAATAAATTTATATATTGATAATCAAAAGAATCCATATTTTCCTCAAGAGTTAATTATTTTAACAATTTCCATGTATTTTCTGTGAATAGATCCATCGTATTCATGCTTATACACGGAAGACAAATCCCCGTATTGCATTTCTAAACAATTTACCAACAATGTTTTAATTTCATCGAAAGCTGGCGAATATCTAAGAGTACTCGTCTCATATAGTTTATTTAGCGAGGCTTCTTTTTCCTTAAACCAAGATTGTATTTCTTCTAGCTTCCACTCTCCGCGTCTTACAGATTTTAAGATTTCGCTATTTTTTTCGAGATCTAAAGTATGTTCGTTCAATATCTGTTCTGCTTGTAAAGCTAGCCTAAGCGTGTGAGAAGCAAACTTTACATCATATCCAAACTCTTCTACTAGCTCTTCTCTTTTTCTAGTAGAGCCAATTTTATTAAGTTGAGAATATGCATATCCAATAAATTTATAGAAGCATTTTTTAGATAAAAAAAGATGTCTATTTTGTCTGATAAGTTTTCCTATTTCATTTTGGAAAATTATACATCTGTCTGGAAGGAAAAGAATATCAATGATATTTGGATTATTGTCATATGCTAAATTAAAAAATTTAACAATTGAATAAATTGTTACATCGTATTCTTTTTGTTTAGAAGAATCAATAATGTGATGTTTCTGGAATACTTCAAAATTTTGCGGTCTAGGACCGAATCCATCAATATATCCTGTAGTATGAGGAAAGACCATATCAACAGGAGGAATGCAAATAGAAATTAAATCTACATCTGATGCATTTCCAGACATTCCGTAAGCAAATGATCCTGTAATTCCTTCAAATATAGAATTTTCTGAAGCAAATTTATGAGAATCCAGATTCAAAAGATTCTTTTTCTGTAAAGAGCTTATAACTGACATTGCGTATATCCTTATAAATAATAGCATGAAATTAAATGACATTGTACCACAAGATTTACAATTTGACAACTGGATTATGCCTTCAGATGAGGATCTGAAACGCGAATATAAAGTTGAGTATATCCTTAAAGATTTGCCTGACATAATAAATTTTGATCCATATCCTACCGAAGATAGCTTTTTAAGGGCAGCCAAGAATTCGGAAATATTTCAAATAAATAAGCAAATTGATGCAACAATATCAAACAGAAGCAGACTAAATAGTAAAGAAGATTTATTAAAATTAATTAAAAGCTATAGATCATATCCAAAATATAGAAATGAGGACACCCTTGATGCCATTTTTGATGGATTTAAAAATAACTTACCGATGGTTATGCCTATAATTTTTAATTTTAATAATACAAAAAGAGTTTTTAGCGGTAATACCAGAATGGATGTTGCATTTATTTTAGGTATAAATCCTAAGTGTATAATAATGAAACCGGAGATTTCACCTTGAAAGATTTATTTAATGTAAGCATAGACACCAGAGTTTTAATAAAAGAAAAAAATATTAAAACTAATGAAATTAAAACTCTTGTAGACAAGAGTAATGCTATTCATACTCAAAATATGGCTAGAGTTATTGCTAGAGGATTGGCTAGAGAAGAAAACTATTTTATAAAAAGAATTGCTTTCGGCAATGGTGGCTCTAGTATAGATGCGGTAGGAAATGTTATTTTAAACACTCCAAATGACACTGGCTGGGAAGCTAGACTTTACAACGAAACATATTCTGAAATCGTAGATGAATTGAATGCCGATCTAGGACAAGATCCGGGTTCAGCCGAACCGGGAAATATTAGACCGGGGGGTGGAGCGAGTCCCGGTGACGATCCGGAAGGTGCAGGAGTGCGCTCAGAAGAGATAGGAACACGTTCGAATGTAAATGTTGTAATGTATATCAATAACAATGAGCCTGATGGTCAGATCGGCACACAGGCTGAATTAGGTCCAACACTTGAAGAAAATGAAAGATGTTTTTCTTTCGATGAACTAGGTTTTTATTCGCCCGGAAAGCCTGCTACTGCTACTAATGGATACTCCAGTGCTGATTGTGGTGGTGCATTAAGTACCACAGAACTTCCTGCAACAATTTCTCCAAATACCGTATATAATTTACCAATAGAAATTGATGGTGTTTCTTACACTACGGTTATTACAACACCAGCTTCAGGATCTGGTTCTTTAGGTGCATTGACTTATGGTGATTTATGTGAAGGAATTAATACCGGGTCATGGATCACTGGTGGAGATGATATCAGTGATTTAATATATGTGTATATTACAGATAGATCATCCGGAGTCTATCCAACCATTTTAAATAAGCAATCTTATGGATTTATAATATTTCAGAGCTTAACGACTGGAAGTACGTCCTCGGTTGAACTCATTTGTGAAGCATTGGCAACAAATTTGTTCTATCAGTTATCAGAAGAAGTATGTGGAAATGTTAATGTAAATCAATATGTTGGTGAGGATGCTGGTGTTGCTAATGATGCATTAAATCCGGAAAATGAAAGAGAAAGATTATTAACACATTTAACATTTACTCCTATTGTAAAGACTTCGGATAGGGTTTTAATAATTGATTATACTTTAACTGTAAGTGTATCGAGAACGAACGATTCCTCTACAAATATAACAAATAATACTTGATTTTGGTAAACAGTTACATTATACTAGTATAATGACATTAAATAATAGTTTACCGGATGATATAATTAAAGAATTATATTTAAGTGGGACCAGAATATCAGATATAGCGAAAAAATTTCATACAAGTGTTCGCAATATTAATATAATAATAGATGATATTAAAATACCCAAAAATTTCAAACATTTAGGGTATGAAACTTATTCAAAAATAAAAAATAAAAAATTCGTGCAAGATCTGATGGAACAATGCGAAAGTTTAGAGAATTTTAAAAAAGCATTGAATTGTGGATATGATTGTGCTCAAAGTATATTAAATTTGCATGGATTAAAATTTAATCGCCATGAAATAAAATTTAAAAAACTAGACAAAGCAACAGGAATTCATAAATTTGACAAAGATTTAATTGTTAAAGAAAACATCGAAAACAAACTATCCCTTAAAGATATTTCGCAAAAATATGGTAGATCTATATCTTATATTAAGAAGATTTGCAAAACGCATAATGTAACTTTAAGGAATAATAATAGATACAATACTGATAAAAAATTCTATAAAATGCTATTAGAAAATAGAATTTCAGAGCTTGTAGAAATTTTCAATAAATCAAAATCTATACAAGATTTTGCTGATACGGTTGACGTGAATTTCGAAACTGCTTTAAATTTTTTAAAAGAATATAATATAGATAGAAAAAAGAAAAATTCAAGAAGTGTAGAATATGAAGAATCTGTTAAATTAATATATGGCCCATATTTTTCAAATATTGTAAGAGATGGATTATCTTTTAATTTAACACATGATGCATGTGGTAGAAACCTATCAATTGGTCGTCAATCTATAGATGAAAATAAAGATACCCCAGAATACGTTTGCAACTATTGTCATAACAGATACAAAGTCTCAAAAAATGAAAATGCACTATATGATATCTTAAAAGAAATAGATCCGCAAATACAAGCTAATGTTAAAAATTTGATATCGCCGAGAGAAATAGATATTTATTTACCCAGCTTTAAACTAGGGATAGAATATTGCGGTCTTTACTGGCACTCCGATACCTATAAATCAAATGATTATCATTTAGAAAAACTAAAAAGATGTAATGATATTGGTATCAGACTAATTCAAATATTTGAAGACGAATTCATTAATAATCCTGAATTAGTTATAAGAAAGTTAATGCATATACTAAATCAAAATAATAACAAAAATGAAAAAGTATACGCAAGAAAATGCTCCATTTCCCAAATATCTTCAAAACAAGCTAATTTATTTTATTCAAAAAATCATTTACAGGGGAAAACGAGTGGATTTATTCACTATGGTTTATGGTTTAATCGTGAATTGGTTGCCTGTATTACTTTTGGTAGATTTAACTCAAGCAGAGGGCGGAAGTGTTCTAAAGATGTTGAAATTAAAAGATACGCCACAAGTAAAACTGTTGTTGGAGGTTTCAGTAAACTTCTCAAGCATTTTATAAAAAATAATGAATATACCGATATATATTCTTTTGCCGACAGAAGATGGAGTGAAGGAAATGTTTATGAAAGAAATAACTTTATATTAATAAAAGAAACTGTACCAAATTATTGGTATGTTAAAAGTTGTAAGAGATATCATAGATATAATTTCACGAAGCATTCAATTTTACGAAGATTTGAATTAACGGATGAACAAAAATCCATGTCGGAAAAACAAATAATGTCCATCCTTAAATTTAATAGAATTTACGATTGCGGTTCTTTATTATATAAATACAATAAAGAGAATTAAATATGCCAACTTTTGATTATGATTTCTCACCAAATGATACAGTTTGGTTTATTGATAGAGATAATAAGTGTGTGGATACTGGAACAGTATTACAGGTCACATATAACGTTGTACTTCGCCTAGATGAAAATAATGAAGAATATTTGGATGATGAATTAGATTACTGGATTATAAATTCTAATAGTTTAACTTTCAAAAAATCTCGTGGAGATGTATTTGGATCTTCGGCAGAGGCATTACTTGAGATAGCAGATATATTAGCAGAAAGCTAATTTTCTTTCCGCTTCCCTTTTTCATAGTGAAACACTCTATTGTGATTTATAGGAGAAGCAAGCAGACAACCTACTCTTACTTTTTTATCACGCATTAAAGAGAATGCAAAGCTCATCCATGTCTGTTCATATGGATTAGCAAATTTAGTATCTAAAAACATTTTTCTGTTACCTTCTTTAGTAAAGACTAAAGGCCAATTGCAGTAATGAAATTCTCCAACAGCATAGGGCAGTCCTTTTTGAACTCCCATATAATCTATGACAGTTTTCTTTGAATCCATCCCATCTTCTCGCTTTTTGAAATGCTTTTCTTTCACATCTTTCGGTACATTGTACCATGCCCAATTTTCACTATTAATACCATAAAACTCGGTAAAATTTAATTTTAACCAATCTAGTTTATTGAGTTTAATAATTTGAATTGCTTTATCAAATAAGCTGTTCTGGTATGTGGCAAACCCAGACTTGCATAATCTGGCCGAAGAAGGCGCGTACATCAGCATATCATCTTCAAAAAATACCATATATTCATGATCTGATTTATCGAAGTGTTCCGCTGCAAACAATCTTCCTCGATTTATTCCAATATTATTAAATTTGTGTTCTTCAAAATCATGTTTTTTGAATAATTCTTTATATTCAGCATCGACATCTTGATCATCTGAATTATTAATAACATATTTTTTTGCAGATTTAAATTCATTCGGATATGCAGATATCATAGAGTCCACCCACATTTTAAACTGTTTAGGCAAATTATATGTAAGAACATAGAAAGCTATTGGATGCTTGGGTTTGATATAATTTATTTTTTTAATATTTTCAAATGCTTTATAAACTAAGCCATTATTATCTATCATCTTAATATCACATAAATGTTTATATTTGTATGTGATTATGGTGAATATACTTTCCTCTGTGCCCATTAGTCCGGCATTTAAAGTAGAATGTAGCAGTCCATAGTAAATATCATTTATTTCATGAATAATATCTTTTCTGCCACCAAAGAACCCGCCACGAGCAACCCATTGAGTATCTTCTTCCGCATATTTGTTTAGTTGAGTTTTTTCAAATCCATGGACCTCTACTTTACCATCATAGGGGAAGCATATATACAGCATACCATTAGTATCAAATAGCAGCTTGTCAGAAAAATTTTCCGAGTTAAAGTATGAGTCAAGTTGTACAGTATTTGCCAATCCAGCATCAATCCAGTAAAAATAATCCGTTCCAAAATAATTTAATATTGCTGCATCATTTAGAAAAAACTGCTTTGACATGACGACTGGATTGTATAATTCCAATGTAGCTTGTGTACTGTCCCTGATCCATCCCGCTCTATTAATCCACTCTGGTTTTTTTCTAATATTTTGTACTTGTTCAAAAAATGGAAATTTTTTTAAATCATTTATAGACTTGTGGATTATTCTAGTGTTTGTTGCATCCCTGAATTGCCATATAAAAGGTTCTAATTCTTTTTCGCAGAATATAACCATATTATATTGTTTCAATTTAAGTAATTTAGAAAAGCATTCCTTGTAGTGATCAAATGATCGGGAGAATCCAGATTTAAGATCTCCTCGTCCGATATCAAATAATCCTGTTACTAAAGTAATATTGTGAGAAGATTTCATGTTTTCCTCATATTATTTTATGCAGCAAAGCCATACAGCATATGTAAAATCGACTTTATTGTATTTTGAAACATGTGAAAGACCATCTTTAATTTGATCATCTTTAATTTCATGCCAATCCCAATACTTTCCTTTTATTTTATTATTGAAATTTTCTACGGTATCACAATAATCATGTGCCATAATCATGTCGCCGGGTTTAATCAATTGTGAGAAATGGTTAAATTCGTTTACTTTATTTCCACCATCACAAAGTATTAAACATCTTCCTTTAGAAATTAATTCTTTTATTATTGATTCACCCTCTTCAGAAAATACACTGAGTATATGTAAATTTATTCCTTTAAATAAATTTTCATTAAAATGTGAAGGCAAACGTATGTCAAAAGAATGCAATTCAGTAGTGTCTGACTTGATTTCATTTAGAAAAACTGTCAACCCTCCATTTGCTGTTCCTATCTCTATGATATAATCAAACTTTTCAATAGCCAATAAATCTTTAAATTTATCAAAAGCTAAATGATTTTGCATTACATACCTATGCATGTAATTAAAGTGGCCTTGTTTATTCCACTCGCTTTGAAGATAATTCATTTTTACCAATATCCTTCTGCGTAAATTCTTCCATTATAACCGGAAGGGTATAGTTTTTTCAAATAGTCCGGATCGGACTCGTCTATAAGATAATCTTCGTCTTCAAAATTAAAGGGGCTGCAATTTTCTAAATCATCTAGCATGGTTTTATCAATATTATATAAATCCGGAATATAGTTTATAGCATCCCTAAATTTTGTTAATTTAGGAATATCGTTAATCCCTATACTATTGTAAAAATCCTTAAATTTTATTCCATCGCCCATTAACCTATTTCCAACTTCACACCACACGGCTGGCACGCCATATGCTGCAGCACAAATTAGTCCATGCAAAGAAGTTGAAACTATATATTCACAGGATAGCACTTCATTTATATATCTTTTCATATTCTTAATACCACAATTAGAATCTATTAATTTAGCACTGATATGAGAATTCTCTTTTAAAAACTCCCTTGCATCAAGTGTATCAACAACGTGTGGTATTATACCAATTTTATGAGTTTTTTCTATATTATTAGGATTGTATATCCTAGGTAATAATAATGCAGGGTCACCCAATTTGATGTCATCGACATTATAGCCCTGTGCTTCGACTAGTTTTCTAGTTTCCGGTCCTCTGACTGCTAAAAAATTAACATTTTTGGGCAATGAAATATGCTTATACATGGCTCCGGTTCCCCATACTTTTGTATAGGGGCGGCTACCTATTCCCAAAATTGAACCAACGGCAATTATCTTTTTTTCTATTTCATGATGAGTCCATTTAAACTTTTTTTGTGTTTCTTTCAAATAAAAAGCATTAAATGCATCTCCAAAGTTTTGGGATGGAACAAAATTAAATTTAAAAATATCTTTCATTACTATACATTCTTCTCTATTCTATTTAGCCAATTTTTAGATTTGCTATGAGGCCAAATTACATAAGTTTTAGGAATTCTATTAGATAAGAAAATTAAACGATTGTCAATCCATTCACCGGGTTGCTTTAAATATTTTTGAATCTCGGATGCGGTGTAATCCTTCCTAAATATTTCACCGTTTTCATCATGAGCACCAACGTACCAAAAATCATAATCTGATATAGATGGATCTAAATCTTTAGTTTTGTGTATTAAAATTCTTACATCATTAGATTTGGTAAATGTATTTTTCCATTCTTCTTCTGTAGTGTATGGAAGATTATTCGGTGGATATTTTTTATCCAACGTCTCTTGCTGCACACCTCTATGCTCAAAACTGATTCCAGCATACTCTTCATATTGGCGAACAGTTCTCTTACTACCAAAACCATATTTACCAAAATCAATTTGATTCGGATCTTCTCCGTCCATACCAAATAGAATTCGATTTCTTTTATGGCATAGATTGTTTCTTTCAACCCAATCCAAATCTATTTTACCTTTCTTCTTATTCGTTGTTACATGATCGTCCCAGACCTTAGTTCTACCGACTCTGGTATATTCATGCCATGCGACTAATATATGTGGATGATAAAGATCATAGCCATGCGTGAATGCTCTGACCGATATAGATATTTCTTCACCATGGAAAAAATATTCTGGATCATGCTGCACTTCTTCGGCAAAACTTCCGTCCGCAAAAGCAAAATGTGCCGAGTAGAATCTAGCTTTAACCGGCTTAGACAATGACTTCCATTCATCTATGCTTGATGGTCTGAAAAACACTGCTCCTTCCGGAATAAATCTATCAAAGTCCATTTTCCATGGAATATTTACTCTTCCAGCAGGATCATTTTCTGGATTGAATGAAGGAAGATATGCTGTGATTAGAGGTTTAGGACTGTCTTTTCTCAATTCTTCCAACATATCTATACAAATATCATCCCATCCATCAACGAATCTGTGATGCGAATCTAACTGTAATGTATACTTTTCTTTGTTATAATATTGCTGAATTTGATTTCTTGCCCAGCATGCGCCTTTAGTATCAAAATGATTTATATCTAGAATAGTAATTTTTGAGCCATTTTTTTCTGCTTCTATTACATTATATCCTAGATCGGATTCACGGAAATCTCCTATCAAAAAATCATTTTCTAGAAAATCTTCCAATGATTGTTCTTCGCCATGTTGCCAGCATATACACACATGCAAATTTTGCGGGTTTTTACTCTTACCAATTAAATCATTTAGAGTATTTAAAAGTTGCGGATCTCGATAGCTCGCAATTTGAACAAATATTGAATTCATTTATATTTAACCTTTATGTAATTACTATAAAATATAAAGGGGATTTGCATCCCCTTTATGATACCGATTAATTAAGGATTTTTCTTCGGTCTACCAGCTTTCTTTTTTTCTGGCTGTGGTGCCACATTAAAATTGGATTGCTGTGGAGCCTGTGGTTGTGGAACATGAGCAGTCTGTGTACTCTCCTGCAGAGGCTGTTGGACTGGTGTTGGCTGCTGCATAATTGCTGCACCTCTCATTCCTTTATTCGGTGAGAAAATCTGCCCAGACACGGAACGAACTTTAACTAGCTGCTCAAAGAACTCCAAAGCGTTCTGCCCGTTTGGCAAAGTAACCTGACTTAATAGATCCCATAAAGCATACTTTTGTGCGTCTCTACGATGCAATATCTTTACCAATCTCTTACGATCAATATCGTCTAACTGGTCTGCTCTAATGAAATATAAATCTCCATTTTTAGGATCGATTGACATTACTAGAATTTCAACCAATACCTGATTATTGAAGAGATCTGCCCACGCCATATGCGGCATGGCTCCCCACTGGAATCTATATGGCAATCTTGGTGCGTTTGTTGCTGCTGTACTCATTGTTTATTTCTCCTGTGTATGTTAATATGTCATTTGATGAGCTAAAATTATTTATAGCCCAAAAAAATAGGTGAACCGATATTATGAACTCCACTAAAATTTTTAGAGCAGGATTAGTTCCTGTATTAATTACAACAGATGGTATTAAAATGCTATTCATGAAACCTTCCAATAGTTTGTACGGAGGACCGTTTTTTCAAATTGCTAAAGGACGAGTTGAGGACAATGAAGATTTTAAAGCTGCTGCTATAAGAGAAGGAGGCGAGGAGTTGGGAATTAGATCAGAAGATATCGCAAAACTGCATTATATGGGCAAATTTTTAGGGAGAACTCATATATATGCATGTGAACTCAAGTCTAATTTTAAACTTGTAGATTTTTGCTGGGAAACTGGAGATGTTAAATGGATGACATTAGAGCAGTTTGAAACTGAAGGTAGAGAGCTACATAAAAAAATTGTTAAACTAATTCATGAACATTTTTCGAAAATAGAATTTAATTCAAATATTAAGTTAGATATAAATCCGCCATTAAAATAGTAAACACCTGAACTTATGTGAGTTAGTTGATTTCCTGTACGGTTGATTATATCCGACAAGTTGCTTTCTCTGTCATAGATAAAGCACTCTAAAATTCGTAACTTATTGGCTCTTGCAAAATCTATAGCGTTAGACTTTCCTCCAACAATAATAGTCATCGAGTACATGTTTACTTCGTCTTGATATATCACTAGAACTTTGTTCGTTAGTGTTTGAGCTTTTAATTTTTCTGTTATAGAGTAACCCAAAAAGTCCTTCCAAGTATACCACTCATTAGTTTTTCTATAGTAAAAATCGGGTCTAGCAGGAATATCTTCTGGTATTTTCTTATTTTTACACAGCTCTCTCCATTCTTGAATATTTTTCACATTTAGTTTATGTACATATAATTTTGCTTCATTGTACGATCTAAATTTCTTACGTATGAATGGGAATGGATTATTAGTCCCTAAAAAATCACTCCAACCTTTCCATTGTTTTTTATATGCCCTATCAGGTCTTTTTGGCATTCTACAGGGTTTATTTAAAGCGTGCCATTTTGCATACTCGCTTATAGAATTTATATTTTCTTCTGCTATAAGAATTTTTGCCTCTTCAAAGCTAAAACACACCCGCTGTCTTCCTCTTGGGCGCTTTACTTTTTCATCTTTTTTCTTTTTTCTAGGTCTGCCCATATTTTATTTTGAAGTAATTGATTTACATAAATATTTAGTATGAAAAATATGAGAAGAACTTCTTTATTACTAGCTGAAAGCTTTGACGCTTGGAGAATTATTCCTAGGCTAGTAATAGTCATGTATGCATATTTAGTTTATGAATTGTATGTATGGTTTAAAAACATTCCTACTTACGTTGAGCAAAAATGCGATGCTGCATTAATGAAGATATTTTTGGATAGTGGTGTAGAGCTTGATAGAGTGATAGAACTTTCTTGTACTGTTGCGGATGTTGTAGGTGGGCCTACAACTGCACAATCTGCGTTCGTAACAACTATTATAGGACTAGCAGCGGGAATATTCGGTTTGTATACTGCAACCGGCAGGAAGTGGGATAGAGGGCTTCCTGCCGATTTAAATATGTCCCCTACATGGAGTCCGGGAATGCCAGATAGACGAATTCCTAGAGAACCCATCGAAGATTTAAACAATTTTATAGACGATGGTACTGGACCTATGGCAAGCGGGAAACCTGAGAATAAACAAAAATCAAACCAACCTAAAGTACCATAACCTATTTGTTAACAGACTTTCCTGATAACATTGGAACAAATTTTTCGGCTTTGTCCAAAATATTATTAAGTTTATTCTTTGAGCAAAAACGCAAAAATGAAATATAATCAAAGCAGTTCTGTTTTTGTATTTCATCATTTATGGTTTCATTGATAGCTTCTCGAATAAAACCGGGCTGCTTTTCTAAATCCATCAAAATCTCATTCTCTTTAAATACTTCTCTAGTTTTATAAACCATTTCCTTGACTTCTCCATCTATGTTTTCCAAACTTTTAAACTCATTTTGCATGATATTTTCACGTTTAAATGGATCTAAAAATGCTTCTCTTATTTTAGTCTGTCGCAATCTTGGATAACTTGACATTACATTGTCTCCGGCGTCTCCGCGAATACATTTACTAAACATAAAGTATGAAGGATCATTATCCCAATCATCTAAATTTAGAAATTTATCTGTAGCAGGATCTATAATCTGCAAATTATTTTTAGTTAATAATTGGAGAAAATCTCGATCCGATGCAATTAAAGTGTGTTTATCATCTGGATGTGATTGAATAAATCCAGCTATTAAATCATCAGCCTCCAACCATTCTCTACGTATAGTAATAATATTTGTCTTATTCTTCAGCATTTCATATAATTCGTCCATGTGCTGATCAAATATTTCAAACTTTTTTATGTCTTCTTCCGTTAAATTTTTTCTTCTATTGCCTTTATACGGTTTATTTGTAACACATTTAGTCAAGTCTTTTGTGTAAAGCTTTCTCCACGATCCCTTGTCAAATGCAATGACAACTTTATTAGGCTTTACTTTATTAAAATAATAGTTTATTGATGTTAATGCTACATGATGACACATTCCTATTACGATTTCAGGACTTTCTTTAATGTGCCCCATGAACGTTCTATGTAATAATCCATGACCATCTATAATTAAATAATGATTATTCAAAATCGCTTCTCCTTTCATCGTCGTCATCGTCTTCCAAGAGAGCTTCATTAGTCAATGAATTTAGCCATCTTTGAATCATTTCAGATTCTGTTCCATTATATCCATGTGATCTTAATAGTTTAATAAAAGCAGGATTCCAGTCTAAGTTTATTCCTATCCCGTCTTTTTCGTCATTATATTCTCCAATGACTTCAACCCATGGCTCTGGAGATTTTCGTAACTTTTCTCTTCTCTCCAAATCCTTTTTAACTTTTATAGCTTCATTTGTTTGATTCAACCATTCCTCGATGACATCATTTTCATCAGTAGACTTGATATCAAAATTTAGCTTCAAATATTCAATATATTCTTTGTTCCATTTATATCTTTCATTTATTGGCCTATCTTCGGATACGCCGGGGATTGGCGAGAACATAGGTTCTACTACTTTTGGTAGCTCTGCGTCGGATTTTGAAAACCATTTTTTTAGAAAATTCATAATTTATACCTCTGGGAAAACATATAAGTCTAAGTCTAAAGGATTGCAATATAATGTGTTTCTTGCTGTTACATATATATCAAGAGAATCATTGTTTGCAAAATGATCCTTAAGTATAGCAGAAAGTACATTATATTTAAACGTATGAGAGAAAGAAGTTTTATCACCCAATTGCTCAAAATTGTCAGTGATATAGTGAACCATTTCGTCGGCCCCATCCTTTTCAATTACCCTCATCATTATCTTTCCAGTTTCTTTTGAAAGTGATACGTTAATTAAATCAGTTGTCATTGCTGACTTAGACTTTAGTATTAAATCAAAAGTGTATTTATTCATGGAATATTTAAATGCCAGAGTATCATTAACCCTTTTTGGTATTCTTAATAATGTCGGATCATTTCCATTGAAGCTTATTACTGTACGACCTTTTTTTATATTTAACGAAGATATAAATTTAGTGCCATCACTTTTTTCTTTATCTGTTACTACTACTTCAAAGTCCTTTTCAAATAACTTTAATCTTGAGTTTAATACTTGAATTCTGGAAGTGGCGAAAGTAGGCAAATCTTTAAATTCTCCACCAGAAAACTTGGAAAACATAACAATTCCACTTTCTTGCATAATAGATCTAGCACCACTGGAATCAATTGCTATAGCGTCCATATTTAGTGAGGAAGTAAATCTTATTAAGTCTTTTAATGTTATTAAATCTTTTTCGTTTAGTTTCATATTTTAGTATTCCAATACTTCGCTCATCATAAGCGATTTTTGTGTCGGTATCTTTTCACCGATAGATTTTACAATATTTAATAAAGGTTTGTCCACCAACCTTTCAATCTGAGCATCTGTATCTATGATAGATTTGAACCTATTAAACCATTCTGGTAATATTTTAATATCTGTTGGTACAGCTATACTTTTAAATCTACCGAATTGTTTTTTCAAGTAATAGGTTTTAATCTTCATTCCTGAAACTATTTTCGGAGATTCCGTGTCTTTAAATTCCTCGCAACATAAATTCCAAAAAATTCCAGCAGCAATATGTCCCGGTAGTCTAGTAGAATTGTCAAATTTATATTCTTCCGTATACTTTTCTATCTTTTTGATTCCTTTTGGAAGACCAATTTCAAGTATGTTATCCACATTTGAAAGAGAATTTTTATAATCAACAATAGAGTATCCTATTTCATTCCACGATACGCCATCAAGTAATTCATCTACGAACTGTGATAATTTTTTTGAAATGGGTTTGGGGATAGTAGTTTTCTTTAACTGCAGGCCCATTATTTTTAATTTATCAACTTCAAATCCTTCCGAATAAATTAGTTTAAGGACGTAAAGTTTCTTAGCTACGAAAATTCCTCGTTTTGCAATAATATCTAATTCTGCACTAATGCTTTTATTGAAGTTATTATTACAGAAAAAGTTATTACTCATAAATGTAGGGAAAGATTCATTAACTAATTGTTGGACACCGTTTCCTACTTTTACAGCAGTATCTAAATCTTTACAATGCGTTTTGAAATAAACACTGTCAGTATCGGAGTAAATACAGCTATCAGAGGGATATGTATACTTTCCGTCTAATAATTCTGCGGTTTTTCTAACCATATGCATCAATATTTCTTGACCAGATCTTGTAGTAGATTCTGCTAATCTTACATCATAAAATTTAAAGAATTTATTACCTAAAGCACCATACATGGAGTTTAATTGTATTTTCTTAATATATTGCACTCTATTGCAATAATCCGCTGCTAGCTGCAATTGTTTTATACGGGGATCGCTCGCATCTACTCCTTGGCTTTTAAGTTCTTGAATTTCCTTTTTGCTATTTTCATATTTTTTCTTATAATCTTTTCTTGACTTAAACCAATCTTCAAGAATTGCAGGTATAAATCCTTTTTTATTCAAAGAAAAAACTGTTCCGAATCCACTCAATGATAAATTTTGAGCAGGTAGGTATTCCGCCCATTCCTTCGCTTTAAGCGTTAAACTTTCACCAGACTCTAAAAGTAAAAGTAGCTCTTTATCAGTTCTATCGGCTATTTGATAATATGCTTCGGAATTATCTAAGAATTGCCCATAGAGTGTTTCGGGGCTTATGTTTACTCCTCGTATAGTTGAAGGATATAGTGAAGCTATATCTATAGCTCCAATCATTTCGTGCATACCTACTTGTGGTGGTAATACAAGTGCTCCGGTGTATTTTTCACCAGAGGAATCGGCAAACTTGGCATCAGGCACTTTTGCATTCAAATTATAGTGACAATAATTAATGATTGCTAGCTCCGCAAGTTTAATTGTTCCTGTTATATTTGGAATTAGTCCACATGCCATATGTGACATATGAATTGCAAGCTGAACATATCCTAGTGTATCTTCAAATCCCTTAAGAACAACTGCATCTCTTACGTTATATCGAATAAAATCTAAAAAGTTATTTCTATATAAGTCATATAGGCTTCCTTCATATGACATTTTAGGTAAATCTGGTAATTTTTCTTCTGAAATAGCTTCAAGAGTATAAGATGGTTTTTCCACAACTTCAAATTTTTTGAAGATTTCCAAATAGTCCAGTGAAACTCTGCCGCTTAATTCTACGACTTGTCGAGGAATTCCATTCTTTCCAAGAACTTCTTTTACTCTTGGCTTCCTCGCCATAGGAAAAGATAGCTTATTTGCATGCTCTTCCGAGAGAACTTTCTGAAGCCTTTTGTATATATAAGGAATATCATACCCTTCGCTATTCCATCCAGATAAAATGTCACTGTCTTCAATTTCTTTAAGTAAGTATAATAGTAGCTCTTTTTCAGTTTTGCAAATTATAACTTCACTTTCACTTGTTATATCGGAAGTTAAATCATCAGTGGAAAAATTTTTCCAAGTTTCTGGTGGAACTACATATACTTTTGTAGTATTTGACCAATAATGATGAAATGCTATTGCACTTATTGGTGCATAAGGATCTTCTACAGACGGAAAAGCACGAGTTTTATCATAATCTACTTCGATATCCAGAAATGTTATATTAAGTGCTGGAATTTGTGAATCGTAATAAAATTCAGAAAGAATTTTGTACTCTGGCGATATGTCCGATTCGTATAATGTGCAACCAGATGAGCGGTAAGCTTCCTTTAATTCCTTTAAAGATTTACCGCTATCCGATTCGATTTTACGCAATTTGTTTCCATAAATATCGGTAAATTCACCATATTCATCATTTATATAAAAATAAAATGGTGCTCTATAATGTTTAACCACACGTTCAGTGTGGGATTTCCTCTCCCACACTAAAACTTCTTTGTAGTTATCACTCATGCATGCCGATATATACATTTATTCTCCTGCGTCGGCTTCCGAACTATCATCGCCGGACAAGGTTGGGAACAAAGTTTCAAAACATGTAACAAATACATCCGTTTCTTGTGCAACGTCATTATAGTTGTGTTTGTGAAGGGTTCTAGCCATCTTCATAACAATCTTCTTTGGAATTTCAAATTCCTCGTTGATGCTTGCAGCAACATCTTTCATAAATTCCCTCTTGTCTTCAATAAATTGAAGAGCGCCGGCCATTTCATGTAGAGCGTCTGAAATCTTCTTACGCTGTACAGGATCTGAGGGTAGGGTGAAAGACTGTGTATCTTCGTTTGACATAAATCTAATATCTCCTAGTTGGAGAGATTACTTTACGATGTTTGGAAGAATATGTCAATGGGGTTGCGATAACCACTTTTTATAATTGGGCTCAAATAAAGTCTGATCGTACTTAAATCTATCTTGACAAACTAAGTTAAACTTAATTAAAAACTGATCAGCTACTTTTGGTGGTTTGACATTAAACGCAAAGTTTTTACAGCTAGGTAATACAACTGCTGACCCCCTTTGAGTGTTTAATGAAAAATTAAAATTTGGAAATTGTAAACTTCCACCATATACTTCATACATTGGATCTAAATTTTCTTTTGAATCTTGCAAATATACATCCTTTAAAAAAATAAGTATAGTAAAATCAGAATCATTTACTCTAACCCATTTGTTTCTTATATATTTTTCTGCATCGGATTCTGGATATTCTTCTTGACAATTTTCGGGATACCATTCTATAGTCATAGGTAATAGACCTGCGTACTCCACACCATAATGCTGTTCTATGGTAGGAATTATAGGTTTAATTACATTAGATACTAGTCTTCCTTCTAATAGCTTATTATACCGAATGGTTTTTAGTGCTACAGATTTTTTGTGATTAAAATCCGGTGTATCTGCATCATAAAAAGAGGTTATTTCCTCGCACATTAATGGAGAAATGATGTCACGATAAAATAAAAATGGAGATTTAAGCATATTTTGATGAAACTACTATTCTATTATCATCAGATTTAATCAATTTAAATGGTTCATTTAAATATTCTTTTTCATTTAATTTAAAACTTAAATATACTATAGGAACCGCGTTTTCATCCAGACATACATTACATAATATTTTGGAATCGAACAAATTAACAAAATCTGTATAACATGTGTTAGATTCATTTACTTTTATATTTAATTCTTTGCAGTATATCACATTGGTGTCTATACTTTCAACAACCACTTTTTGTGGAGTCTCATATAGAGAAGTGATTTCAAAAGAATATTCTTTTGGTGAGGATTCTTCAATTTTATAGTCGATATTATTTTCCTCTTCATTTTGTTTATGAGAATTTTCGATTATAGTAATGTTTATGTCTTTAATATCATAAGAGTTTATACATTCTTGTATAAACTCGTATAATTCTTCTTTGGTATTAAACTGCATTGGTACTCTCACCTCTTAAAAGTTTATTTCTTCTCTGTAAAATTTTAGAAATGGTTTTTCTTTTGGTAAACAAAGTTTTCCTCACTCGTTGCTGTTTTTTAATTCTAGCTGATTTTTTTCCAATTCTAACTCTCAGAGGATCTTTTCTTATACCGCATTTTTCCGGGCTAGTAACGAGTCTCCCCTCTTTTGGGCCAGACATACATCTGAATTGTCTAGCAAACTTGGTTCCATATCGCTTGAATTGTCTCTGAATTTGTCCTTCATTAGTTAATTCAACTTCTTCATTTTCAAGGACTTCCATAATATCAAATAATTTATCTAGCTGCATTACTTTGGCCTCCCTGCTGCTGTCCGGAAAAAACATCCATTGAATCCTTTTCTTGATCTTGGCGAGTTTTGTTATATTTCGCACGGGATCTAGCACTTCTTATTCTTGTTTGAAGGTCACGCATAGCTAATATTTTTTGTTCGTTCTTGAACTTAACAGTTTCCGGGGAATCTCCCGCTTCTACTCTATATTTAGCAGTGATTATTGGTATTTGACGACGTAAATAGGCTTCATTGTCGAATTCATCGAATTCAACTAAAACAGTTTCAGTTAAATCACCAGCTTTATTCACCCTATATCTTGCCAAATCTGCCATTTTTTTAGCTTCTTTTTCTTTTTGTTTCTGCTTTTCCACTTCTGCTTCCATTCTCATTAGTTCTTCTTGTCTACCCAATTCAAATGAAGCAGCCTTAGCAGAATATTCGGCTTGTGCTGCTCTAGCTTTTTCGGCTTCGGCTTCTGCTCTAGCCTTCTCTGCCTCTGCTTGACTTTTTAGCATCGATATAACTTGCTTGAGCATAGAAGATTCGTCACTTCCACCCAAATCCTCTTCAAAATCTTCTACAGATTCGTCATCTGAAAAATTTAAATCAGAAAACTCGTCAGAACCTTCGATTTCCTCTCCTTCCTCTCCTTCCTCTCCTTCCTGATTGCCTTCCCCTTCTTCCGGTGATAATTCTTCCAAATCAGATGTTTCGGGATTTGTTTCATTCGATGTATCAACATTGTTAATATCAATTTCTTGTTTTGTACCTACTGAGGTTGATGCATCTTTTGCATTATAAACTACGTCAGATGGGATTGTCGGGAATTCAACATCAACAATATCAAATTTATCCTTAAGAATATAAAGAAGCTCTGCCATAGAAATGGAGCTTGCTTCTTTATCATCTTTAGGTAATGCATCTTTAAGTTCAGCCAACTCAAATGCGAGAGCATCTTCAAACTCACTGGCCTGATCCGATCTTACGGAAATCTTCATTATATTACCGTCATCATCTTCTACACCGTATGTAGTTACATCTTTGGGCTGCGGCTTTGTTCTTTCAATACCCTTTAATCTGGAAAGAACATCCTGTAAATCAAATTTTTCATTCAAAGTAATTCTGAAATTTGTTGATTCCATAACAACAGGCTTATAATCACATTTGTTTTTTATTCTTTTATTGAAATCAAGTAAAAAACTTAAAAGAGAACTTTTTTCCGGCTTTCCTGAATTATCTGTTTTTACCGCTATTGATGTTGCTGATACTGAACCAACTGCAGCATTTTCCTTGATATTGCGTTTCATTAGTTTACCTTTTTTACATTTATGTATTACTATATTTATAAAAGGATTATCTATGTAAAGTTTTTTCTGTTATAACTGAAAACTTAATTCCTCTCTGAGAACACCACTTCTCAGCAGCTTCCCATTTAGCAAAATTTACTACAGCAACTGCGTTCTCAAACATTCTAGTGGTAGATTTTTTGGCTTTCGAAAGTCTAGACTGCTTCTCTGGTTTTATTTCTATTAATTCTTTAATTAAATTTCCATTTTTATCAACATATTCAATGTATGCATCTGGGAAATACATAGCCGGTTTTAGGCCCTGTGGGGTTGGTTTCATATAAGGAATTTTAATCTCTTCTGAACTCCAACGTAATATGTTTTTATTATTATCACAAAATTCAAAAAATTGTAATTCCCATGAAGATCTGATTACTATATTTTCTGGATTTCCCAAATACTTATCTGGATTTTTAAGTTTATATTTTGGTTTTTCAGTTGCGTTTGGTTTAGACTTAGACTTCATATTATTCTTTTTCTATATTAACAGCGTCGTATACGAAAGTTATTGTTACAGAGTTGGTATCGCTTTGTGTCATATCCAATTCATCTAAAGTAGCATTTTGAATTTTTGGATTTAAGTAATTATATTTTACCTTTCTTTCGGAGCCATCTTTACTGTAGTGATGGTTCACTGTTATATAAGATAATGGACCGTGAGTGTTTTGAAGACTTCCATGTGTTGCTGGTCTAAGAGTTTCCAAACTCCCGGCAGATTCGCGGGAAGTATTTGATATCGGGCTTATAAAGTTCAAATAGTTTTGAAACATATCATGCGCTTTGTTATTATTATCATCATAAAATGTTAAAGTTACAACCCCATAATCTACTCTAGTCCCTACTTTAGTTCTGTAATTATAAAAATTAATATCCGTATAATTTATATTTACTGTAGGTCTAGTAGCTTGTTTGCACGCGAAGGAAATCGATTGAAGCTGATCGGACCCCGGATCATGATTAACCCCTCTACCGAATCCAAATTCTACTGTATAAAAATATTTAACCTTTGGTTGATCTGCCCCACCGAAGTTATCGGCAGTATCACTAGGTCCAACTCCTTTAGTTAATTTCCATGTTGGGTTAAAAAAATTAGACACTTCTGACTCCTGATTGTGCTATTGCAAGTTTTATAATTCGCTTAGAATCTGAAAAAATTCTTTCTTGGAATTCTTCTTTTATGAAGCTACCAGTTCTAACTCTCTTGCCAATGCTAATTAAAAATTGCTTATAAGATTCACAAAATGCAGCATTTCTGCTTGTAGCAATTGTAAAATAATCGGATATTCTTAAATTTCTTAATACAAAATTAAATAGCTGTTCATCATTCAATTGTCTCAAAGTTTTTGGATCTCCAAAAACTATACTATCTCCAAATAAAAATAATGAATTTGGATTTACCCCTTCAATTATTTTAGATATAAGAGATAAAGAATTTATTCCTTGGGAAATATAACCTCTCCCTTTGTCGAGTAAGAAATTAGTTGTAGATTGCTCGGTCGATAGTTGAAACATGTCATCAGTTGGCGTAAGTGCATTTGAAGTGGAAGAAACGATTCCATTATTTAAGGTTTCTAGATAACGCTCAACTGCTGTTAATCCACCGTTTTCAAAAATATCGTTTAATGCTTTAATCGTCATAAAATAAATCGTGTTGTATGGTATTTATTTAATATACGGAAACAAAAAAAGGCCAAATATTTGGCCTTTTTTTGTTTCAACTTCCTTGTCAAAAATTAAGGAGTTACACCACCAGTAGCACTACCAGATCTACCAGATACAATCTGACTTGCATGGTCATATCTAATAGTTGTTGTGATTTTTACAGTTTCGCTTGCACTGTAATCTAAATCGGTATAGTCTACGTTTTCTAGGTATGCACCTTCGATTCTCCAAGTTTCAAGGACTAATCTTCCATCGTAATCACCATCTAACATTTCAATAAACATGCCAAATTTATAGCGATCCGCAGATGGTGCTGCCGGCAATGCTGGTGCTCCACCGGCACCGACTAACCTCTGTTGGCGCTCAAGTTGAGAATTAATTAAAGATGTAGCTTGTCCACTAATGTCATCTTCAAATGTAATATTGATAGGATCAAACTGATGCTTACCGGCAATAAATGCTCTTGAGTTATATCTATCTAATGTAATCTGTTCAAATGATAGCTTTGGTCTATCACATTGAATAGCTTGGATAGTTAATCCTGTAGAATCGGCAGTTCCTTGAAAGAAAAACGTAACTTTCCATCTATTTTTATGCTTAGGGTGAAGAATTCCAGATTCTCCGTCAATGAAGCCTAAGTCAACTAATCTTGCCATTTTAATCTCCTAAATATTTTTGGGTTCTATTCTATTTATTATAAATGAGTAAAAACCTTATAAAAATATAAATATTTTGAGAGGTAATCAAATGAATTTCAAAAACTTTTTACTGTTTGAAAAAGCTGGCTATATTTCAGAGTCAGCAGAACTAGTATATCAAAAAATATTAGATAATTTAGATCATGGGCATGTTGACGTTTCAGATGATGCAATTGAAGTAAACGTTGGTAAATTGATCAAAGATTCTCGCCTATCCAACTTAGTATTGCATATAGAAAATACCGAAGGGTATGAGTATGTTTCTTTACGTAGAAAGGGTGGGGCATATTACATATTTGTTAAGGTTAAAGACGAACTGCCTTCTCGAATGGAAATCGACTCCTTTTTATCTAAGCATTCTGAAATATTTAAAGGGTTTAGTGGAGCATTTGAAGAGTATATTGAAAGTTATCATGAAAATTTTGAAAATGATAAAATCACCACTCATGAAAAGAGAGAAATGTACAACTCTAAAGAAAATTTTGAAAAGCACTATGCTGAATTGATGAAGTCCATTAAGGAGAAAATGGATAGCTTCACAAAAGCTCATAAGGAACTTTCGAATCTTGCAGATGCTTCAGTCACATCTGCAAGGAAAGCAGCAGCAGAACTTGCTATGAAGAAACTTAAATCGGAAGAGTTTGGAAGCTCTCCCAGAGAATTTATTAAAATTGTGTTATCTCTACCTTCTGCCGAATTTGCTTCTCACTTGAATAAAGATATGTTTAAAAAACTAAGTTCAAGATTAGAAGATTATTATGAGCAAAAAATAGAAGATTAATTCTTAAATAAATCTCTTTCATTAGGCTTCAATTTGTTTTTCCATATTGTATCCATATCATCTAATATTTTATCAGATTTATCTGTTTTTAAGTTATTAGTGGTGATAAAATGGTTGAGTATTAAATACATTTTCATCGGCTTTGAAAGTACAAATGCACTATCAAGTAAGAAATTTATATAAGTTTCTAAGGTTTCCGGATGAGAAAATCTACATTTTATAATATTAAAAGAAGAATCTTTATTTAATTTAACAACATAATCAGCTAGGCATAAAGTATTGAATTCATTCGCAATTAATTCTTGATGGCCTAATGTGTCTAAATGTTTTCTATCTAAAAAAACTACAGTAGATTCAGCCTCATCGTAAAATTCCACATGCGCTAATTCCACTTGTTCTATGTGAGATAAAAGTTCGGTTACTATTTTTGCGTCAAAAAGAGATGTATATCGCTTCATTAAAAACTCCAAAGTCATTTTTAATGATAGCATAGTATGCGAGCATAAGTCAACTATTTAAGATCAATCTCCATTTAGTTGTGCCCGCATCATATACCCGCAAAAAACCCATCTCATTCATTATTTCATGTTCCGTCATACTAGGATCAGCATCATATTTTTCTACTAGAATATGTTTCATAAATCGAGATCGATGGTATCTATTAATATCATTTGAATTTATATACCAGTAAGATGGTTCGGATCTATGGACAAAATCAAAGCCTATTTTTTTATATAAATTACCAAAACTCCAGCGATTATCAGCATAAGAGATTATGCTGTTAGGGGAATGTTTTTGCGTATAAAACTTCAAAAGCTTACTGGCTATTCCCGGAATAGCATAATTGATTTTAATAGCAAATCTACTCAACTCTATTTCGCTACCATCACCGCCTTTGACGAATGATGTAGGTTTAAATGTCATTACCCCAACAAGCTCGTCTAAATAAAAAGCTCCCAAATTAGCTATAGTAGAAGTGTCATTTCCCTGAATATGATTTTCCTGTAAAAACTGTTTTTTTGTTTTTGAGTCTATTTCTTTAATTATACATTTTCTAGCATATACTGTGTTTGGACTGGAAATCCCTAAAATGTGCCTAATTCGATCCTTAACTATTTCAGGATGATTATCCCATTCATCTTCATAAATGTTATAAATTTTTATACCGTTTTTCAACGCAAATAATTTTTTATTGAGCATTTCATTTTTGTCTTTATTGGCTTCTGAATGCCAATAAAGGCCATCAAACTCAAATCCAATTTTTAAGTCTGGGATGAATATATCGATTTCTTTTCCTGAAAGTTGACATCTATCATTTTTTAATATGGAGTTT